CCGTCAGAGGAGAGGAAAACATCCTGCTCGACCTTAAAGGCCGAGTCGGTTGTGGGAACCCATCCGCGTGGAAGATCAAAGACCTTCTTACGGTTGAGGTCACTAGTGTTTCTGATACCAAATAAGTCTATGACGCGTTGCGCGACAATAGGCGTACCGGTATCAGGGTCACCGGCCACAACAAAACGAAGTCCTTTAGGAACCTGCTTCCGCAGGTACTCCCGGATTTCCCGGAAGTACTCGTAATGTCGTGACTCACGACCAATACTCTCATTATGGAAGGAGAAGAACTTACCCAGAGAATCAAGGGGCGAGTCCAAAACCAACGGCCTAACATTTTCACCCGAATGCCAATCCGCACCACATGACTCCCGGAATGGACCTTCAGAGAAGGTTTTTCTAGGATTCGGCATAAAGCCAGCGAACCGTAAAAGTCTAACGGTTTTCTGGAATATGCTCCGGCGAACTATGATGTCATCTCCATAGACCCGAAAATCGGGCCTCTGGCCTGACGTCACAGCTGCCGCGTGGCAGAGAGACGCAAAAACAAGCGTCTCTAAAGGGAAGCAAAAGCCGTTGCCCATGCTGACAAACTTGTGGTACTGATACTTTGTACCATCAAGGACGTAGCTAGGACTGCGTGTGCAGTTCAATAGATTGAACCACTCCGGAGGTAGCAAATTCCGGACGACCTCGATCGCGAGTGTATCACTCGCAGAGGAAAGGTCTATTGTGCAGTACGGATCCTCTTGTTCGGTCGAGCCAAGTCTAGCTAAGACCTGGTTCTTAGTTTGATCGGACAGGTCCAGGCCAACTCTTTTGAGTCGGTCCCTGATCTCCTGATCGATCCCACGTTGAACAAAAGTGTTTAACGTCGGCTCGACAGCGATCGCCCTGTGGGTCTTCGCCGTCTTTGGGACAAAAGAAATTTTATTATAACAGGTATACGTAGTGCGAGCAGCAACCAATGCGCTAAACCGATTCTTATCATGACAGATAATATCGTCGTGGTAAGATTCACCAGAGGCAGAACGCGCATAAGCGCGGACCAACTCCGG